TTAAATGTTGTATTAGCCATTTTTTTCTCCTAAAAGAAAATATCTATCATCTTGGCAAGTCTGCTAGGGCAGTTGATAGACAAATTAAAAAATTCCCTAGAATAAAAAAAAGGGGGAACATAAGCTCCCCCTTTAAAGTCCTTACGAACTACCTGGTGATCCAAAGATACCAAGCGGATCAGATACTCCAAAGGAATATCTTTCTCTAGCTTTGTATCTAACATTACCAGTTTCAAAGTCACCATCCATTGAGGTGGTCATTGGTGCTCTGACAAAATGCTTCATGCCATCTGGAACATCAGTAGTGATAAAGAAAGCATTAGTATCAGTTAAATAATGATTAACTGAATAACCTTCTGGAATCACTCCATTAGTTTTAATAGCATTGATGTCATTGTCAGCAGTACCGACTCTATAGTCACTTTGTAAAAGTCTAGTAGCTACGAACTGAAGATCAGAAGGTACTATTAGCTTTTTAGGTCTAGCTGCAATTTTAAGACCTCTTTCATCAGTCCATTTGCCGATTTGAATGATCGCATCTTCTAAAGATGTTTCATTTAAGTCAGCTCCTGACGAAGGTCTATTGCTGTTAGTTCCACCGCTTACAAGTGGGTGAGCTGTGCTGAATAATGCAACACCATCACCTGAAGAGAAAGTAGTTGAGAACCCATTGTTTAATGGATACGCTGCTTTCACTTGTTTTGTATAAGCCATTGCACGAGCTAGTGCTTTGGTATATCTAGCTGATAAAGAAACATAAAGGTTATCCTCCATTGCTTCTTCGGTCACTGAATATCCCATAGCGATAGTTTCGTGTGTGTAACGAGCCACAAAAGATTCTTGAGCAGTATCATAGTTAATACTTGATCCTTCATCTTTTACTGGTGCTGCACCGAAGCCAGATAGTTTCAGTTCTTCCTCAAATGATCTTTCGGAATTTTCTGTAACATAAATTTCTTCATGCTCGTTTTCGTAGTTACCATACTCTTCACCAAACAAGGCGTTAAGTCCAGGTAATAATTGCTTGAGCTCATTAGCTCTTGATATAGCTGCCATTTATATACCCCTTAGCCTATGCCAGTTGTGTTGAGCAATTGATGCCCTACGTTAAACATTACTAATACATCTGTATAGGAATCACCAACTGCACTATCTGGACCATCAACAAAGTCGATGATTTTTAAAGGTAGTGTATTAGTGGTTGCTACAGTAGATATATCAACCGAGTTTTTGCTAGTTCCAATTGCTGTACTACCTGCAGTTTGAACAACAGCACAATTCTTTCCAAGATCATCTTGGTCAGCAGCACCATCGCATTGCATTTGCATTACAATAAAAGGATCAGTAGCAACATACGCAACAATATCATCCGCAGCAATTGAAGCTGGGAAATATTGGTTGGGTGTAAATTGACCTGTAGTTGGGTCAGTGTAAGCACATCCAAGAAATACACCTATTGGTGTACAAGCTGTAGTACCAGTATCTTTTTGGATAGTGGTATTAGGGTTGTCATCACCCCATTTTACAAAATCGCCATAGAATATAGAAGTTCCATATGCATTTTTAATTTTATAATGGGTAACTTTTCCTTGGTAAGGGCTTCCAACGACTGTACCTGTAGGTCTTGCTCCATGTGGAGTAGCCGAACTTGACATAATTGTCTCCTTACTAAATTAATAAATTACAAAAGATTCTAGGAATCTTTCCCAAAAGTTGTTCTCGATTTGCGTTCAAACACTTGTTTGGTCGCCATTCGATTGTCTTGGTCTTTAAAATAAGTATTATCAACAGATTCCACTTGAGATGAAGCTAAGTCAGCAAAGTGTTTATCCCTTGCTTCTGCTCTCTCTTTAGGCATCTTACATAATAATTGTCCACCTATTTCAACATGACCTTTCTTTGCCCATTCTGAGTTATGATCCATCATATGTATTTGAAGCTCTGGATGATCTTCAAGTCGGACTGGTTGCCACCCTTCTCTCATTCTTCTAGAAACATTTGGATTGTCAGTTTGCCCTAAAAGAGCAGTTCTTACCCATCTAAATACCCATCCGTCTTGCGGATCAGGTTCTGGAAGATTACCTATAGCATCCCAACTCATTGGTCTTGAGTCGATTTCTCGACTTTCTACACTCCTTGGAGTACGCACTTGTTCGTTATCATTAGTTTCAGGAGAGTCAGTATTAACTTCTTCTGATTGATTTTTAGTTTCTTCTGACATATTAAATCTCCTTTAATAATTGATTTGCGTATTGCTCAGGACTAATTCCAAGTTGTCGTGCTAAACGAACTTGGGTCTGAGTCAAACGAATTTGCGAGGGTTTTTTATTTCCGCTATCCCTAGTGGCGGATGCAACAACTGTTGAAGGTTGTCGTTTTGGTGTGTTAGTTTCGTGAACTACATTTGCAGTCTCTTCTACTTGAACACCAAAGAAACTTGGATATTCTTTATGCATAGCTTTATCTACTTCTGCATAATATTTTTTTGCATCTTGTTCAGGAAGTATTCCCTGATTACGAAGTCTTTGATCAATGGTTAAAGCATATGAACTCATTTCTTGATGTTCAGGTATTGTGCTCATAAACCAAGGATTTTTGCTTGACCATGCTTTCATATCAGGGTCTAGCTCTTGTGTTTGTTGTACTGGTTGTTCTACAGGTAATTTTTTTGCAATTTCTGCTTGAACGCTTTGTGCCATATTCATTGACTGTTGTTCTGCAAGAGTAGCTTTAGCTATCATCTCTTGTGCTTTAGTCATAGCATCAGCATCGCCTTCATCGTAGGCTCTTTTAAATTCTGCTTGAGCATTTTGTTTTGCCCATAAAGCATTGTTATGTGCTTGTTTATTAAGAACTTCTCCACCTTGATCAACCATAGCTTGAAGTTTTTTATTTTCAGACATTAAGATTTGTAGTCTTTGAACAGCTTCTTTTGATTCTCTAGTTGCTGCTTCTTTAGCTCTGCGTTCTTCGTGATATTCGTATTTAATTTTAGCTATACGATCTGCAGCTCTTTTGCTGTAATCAGCTATTTCTTTATCTACTACATCATCATCAACTTCAACTGGTGTATCTTCTGCTCTAGGTTTTTTACCTTGATCTTCTGTAGGAGTATCGTCAACAATAGTAACTTCTAGATCATCTGGTATTGTGTGATCTATTTGAGTTTGTTTGCCAAAGAATTGATCTTCTTTTGTTTGAACTGCTGGTTCATCAAAATTAGGTTCTTCATTAATTATTTCTGCTTTACTCATGCTCTTACTACTCCTGTTGGATCATCGACCACTGCTTCTACAGTGTCATCATTAATTAAACGAAATTCTTGTCCATACATTTTCATGCGAGTTCCTGAGTAAGCACGAAATACTACCCAATCACCTTGTTTGCACCAAGGTCCACTTGGAAATCTTTTTGAGTCGTTATAACATTCACTGCCTAGTTTTAGAACAAAACCACAGATATTACTTACTTCTTCATCTTTAAGAGTTGTAGTTGCTTTGATAATACCGCCATCAGTTTTTTCTTCAACTTTAGGCATCGCTATAAGAATCTTCCAACCTTTAGGTTCAGGAAGTTGACTTTTTACATCTTCTTCAACGATAGGAGTTTCAACACTTTCAGGTTCTGGAATGTTTACTTTTTCTTTTTTACTCATATTTTATGCACGACTTTAGGAGTCGAGTTCCTATTGTTTGAGAACCCTTTCGATATAATCTAGTAGTTCTCGTTCTGCAAGGGCAATGCCCTCGATAATACCAACCATTTTTTGATAGTCAGGAAAGTCTTTACAAGCTCCTGTAGCAATATGATCAGCGTGTTCATTCATCATATCACGATACTTTAACTTCAGATGTTCTGATAGTGATAGCTCCATGATTTCATTTGACATACTAATCGCTATCTTTTAGTAATTCCTTCGTAATGTCAATACCTGTTTTAAAATCTTTTACAGCATCTTTTTCTTTTTCTGCTTCAAGTGATAGCAGATCACTAGCAACTTGCTGTCCTATTTTAGCACCAGCTATTTCTTGTTCTTGTTTAAGTCTTGCTTCTTGTATCTGTTTATTAGATGCAGCTTTAGTTGCATCAAGCAATAGTCTGCCTTCATCTATATTCATTTTAGCTTTAGCTTGTGCTTCTTTAATTGCGACTTCTCTTTCTTTAGCTTGAATAAGTGGGTCTTTAAGTTGTTCTTGTACTCGTTGTTGTTCAGCTTCAGCTTGTGATGTACCTAATACTCGTTTAGCTGCTTCTGCTACAAGACTTGATATACGCTTCTCAACATCTGCTGGAATTGGTTCACCTTGTGGTGGAAGCTCAATACCCATTTCTCTTTCAACTTCTTTTCTATATTGCATTGATAAATGCTCATTAATGTAAGCTGAACCTGCAGCAAGTATAGAAGGAGCACTTGGACTCTGACCTACAAGCTGTTGTATTGCAGGGTCTTGCTGTGCTGATGTAACTACAGCAATATGTGCTTCATGATCTTGATCTATAAATGCTTTAACTGGTTTACCAGTAATAATGTTTTGTACTGCAGTGACTGGATCAACTGGTTTAACATCATCTACCTCTGGAATAATATCTTCTACATCTTCAATGCCTAATACATTAAGCATTTGTCTGTGTAATTCAGGTAAGTTATACATATCAGGAGATGACTGAGCCAACTGCATAGCAGCCTGATATTGCATAATTCTTTGAGCCATTGTTGCTGCATTAGGATCAGATACTGGTAATACATCTACTCTGTTATCAAAATCTTCTGCTTTAATATCTTCACCTTCATCTGTTTCATATGGATAAGATGGGTCTGTAAAGTCTTTTACAATACCAACTAATATATCAAACTCTTTACGCATTGAAGCATGAAGCCTAGATTGCACAGCACTCATAACTTTTTGATTTCTTTCTAGCAATGCTAGTGTAGTTCCAACAGGTGCTTGGTTATTCATATCAGATATCTTCATGTCTGACATACTGGCAAACCTTCTGCCTTCTTCTACAATGTTTTGTAATAAGTTATATAAAGTTCCTGATGGTTCTTTGTATGGTAAGAATGTAATGTTGTCTCTAATAGAACCACCTGGTACATCAACATCTCTAAATTCTCCAGGCATGATAGGAGTATCATCTCCCTTGATCCTAAGTCCTCTAGCTTTTAAACCACCAGGTAAATTGCTTAAAGTACCTGCATCAACTAATTGTCTTAGTATGGATGTAGCTGACTTGGCTAATCCTCCTACCATGTGTATTAAACCAAACCCATAGAAACCTAATCCTGGTAGGTATTGGTAATGTACAAAGTGCATCCTTCTTAGTTTTGCAGAGTCATCTTCGTAATAGTTTCTGCGTATGCTAAGAATAATGCCACTTGGATAATCGATGGTGACAACATAAGGTATAGCGATACCTGTTTGTTTGCCTGAACTATCAGTATCTTCAAACCCATCTAGGTCTAAATCTACCTGCATTTCTAATATTGTATGGCTTTGATCGTAGTTATAAGTATCTGATTCACCAGTAATTTCATCATATTTCTTGGTGATATCTGACATTTTTTGTGAGCCATCAGGTATATCTACATCTCTGTAAAAGCCATTAACTTGCATCTTTCTAACTGTGTTAGATGATTTACGCATTACATGAGTAGCTCTTTCACAAGTTTCTAAATCACTTGCTCCATAGTTCACTACAACATCTTCTGCTGGTACAAAGATAGAACTAGGTCTATTTAAGCTAGGATCAAAATAAACTTTTCTAAATGCAGAACCTGCCAATGGCAATGAAAATAACATCTTTTCTGTTTCAGTTCTGTATTCTGACATCTCATGTGTCAGTAAGTAGTTTAAGTAATCTTCTACTCTCTGTGATTGTTTTTCTTTTTCTTCTGTAATCTTTCCTACTATTTTAGTTCTGACTGGTCCAGCAGCAGGAAACATTTCTGTAATTGATTGAGATTGAAAGCGTATAACAGCTTCACTAAGCATTGGATGAAACACACCACAAGCTCCTGACCAAGGTGTAGTTCTTTCTTCTATCTTGAGTCCTAGCTGATCTAAACCTTTCGTGTAAGTTTCTTCCCACTCTGATCGTGAGTCTTTGTCTCCGTTGTAGTCACCTACAAGTTTAGAACCTAGCTCTTGCAAGATGTCATCTTCTATGTGTTCTGCTAGATTAGAATCAAATTCTATGTCACCTATTTCTTTAGCATTAGGATCAAAGTCAATAATCATTCCGCCATCTTCAGTCTCAATAGAAAGTGAGTCTGGGTTTTCTATAGCAATGGTTAGCTCTTGTTCTTGAGGGTCTTGCTCTATTGTTCCTTCTACAGGTGTAGCTGGTTGTCTTTCTATAGCCAATTGAATCTCCTAGTAATAATTTGCGGTACGATTATGTTCCAAAGGCTCATCTTCTTCGTCTGAGTATAATGGAATAAAGCCACCTTGTCTGAATCTTAACAGAGCTTGAGTAGAGCTATCAACTAAATCGTCATGTTCCATATTAGGGAAACCTGCAAATTCTTCTACCACTTCTTCTGCCCATCTTGTTGAAGGAGCATAAATAACTCCTGAAGCAAAAAGATCAGAGACTGCATTAACTCTTGAAATTTTATCGTTACCCCTGCTTGGTGTGTATTCTTGTACAGGTATACCCATAGCTCGTAATTCAAATATTAAGGGCATACCAGCAGCCTTAGCTTCTACAATGAAGGCATCTGGCTTGTATTCGTTGTATTTTTCCATGGCTCTTGTTTTAAGATCAGGAAACTCTAATCGTTCTTTGTAAGCATCTAACAGAATAACAAAAGGAGAAATCATCCCATCGTCATCTTCTTTATAGAAAACTCCCCATGTAGTACACGCAGAAAAGTCAGCTCTTTGATTTTTCATGAAAGCTGTATCCCATGACTGGATAATAAACTCACAGTCAGGTGGCTCTCTGTTTTCCCACACTTGCCACCACTCACGCTTAACCAAAGCTCCTTCTTCAGAGGTTGGGTCTTGCTGATACTGTGCCATCCATTTACTGTTGGGTAGCTCGGCTTTCAAAGCCTCTAATTCTTCTAATTTCCAGAACTCTGCCCACAAAGGATTTCCAGAAGGCATGATTGCAGGAAGCTCTATGACTTCCCACTGGTCAGCACCGCCACGCTTTATACTAGCATCGACTACTTGACCTGTTAAATCTTTGTTGTGCCATCTAGTCATGACCACCACAATTGCACCATTCGGTTGCAAACGCTGTCTAGGACCAGAGGTGTACCATTCATAGGTACGATTGAATACATTGATGTCTGCAGAAGCTCCCTCTTGCTCGGAATGGGGATCGTCAATAATAAGTAGATCAGCACCTTTACCAGTAACCGCACCGCCTACACCAATCGCAAAGTAGTCTCCACCCTGATTGGTGTTCCATCTACCTGCTGCTTTTGAGTCTGACTGTAAGCTCACATTGGGAAATACCGCTTTGTAATCTGCACTATTGACTAAGTTTCTAACCTTCCTACCAAAGCCAACTGCTAATTCAGCAGTATGGGCAGTCTGGATGATCTTCTTATCTGGGTATTTACCTAAGAACCACGCAGGGAGCAGGTACGAAGCGAACTCACTCTTTGTATGTCTAGGTGGCATATTGATAATTAAACGCTTCAGATCGCCTCTAGCGACTTTCTCGAAGGCATCCGCCATAATCTGATGGTGTTTACCATGAATAAAGGCTGACCACATCTCCCCAACAAAGGTCATGAAGTCCTCATGGCACTTTTCTCTACCTTTGGCTTTTTCTAGTTCTTCTAACAGGAAAAGAAGTTCCTGCTTCTGATCAGAGGATAGGTTCTTTACTTTACTTAGTACACTTTTATCCATACTTACTATCTAGTATATACCTAATAGGTAGTGATTCTTAAATAAAAAAACTTAATAGGTACATATAGGTAGGCACTCATTAGGTATTCACTGGATACTAGGTATATGTATCTACAGATTATACAATATTGCATGGCTTCACATAAAAAGCAACCCTTAATTTTGAAAATATAGTATGGGGGGGGTGCAAAAAACAGTTTTTACCTAGAAAAAAGGGGTATATGGCAAAGAAAGATAGCAAAATGCAATATATAATAGGGGGGGGTATGTGAAATTAGGTCATATTATGAGTAAAACACTATGTATATATGATCGTCAGGTAGCCTGTTGTATATTTGGGGGGTGGGGGGTCTATTAATACTGGGGATTTCCCTCTATTAAGGTGGGGTCTAGGTCTGTGCTTTAGGTACGCTGTGGCTGTCTGTGATCTTCGTGGTGATCGTCTATTGATCTGTCTAGTGATTGCCCTCTGACTCTCTCAACAATGCTTCTATCTTCTCCTCTATCTCATGCTCAATGTCGTCACTGGTTCTGCTCTCTTTAATCTCTAGGGTGTCGCTGAATAGGTTCACTGTCTTACCCAACAACTCTAATGCTCTGACTCTCGTGCTGTCACTGTCTGCTTCCTTAGACTCTCTCATAAGCTGTTCAAGAACATAGCTTCTCGTTCGAGTAGTCGAAGCCACTGCATTGGTCTCTAAGCGTTTCAATCCATTAGCTATAGTTAGGCTAACATTAGGGTTTGCCATGAGCCTACTGCAATCCACATGAGCGTGTTTAGGTATCTTCCCTGCCTTGGTTAGAGCGACATCATAGACTTGCATATAACATTCGATCTGACTTCCCAACTTGCCCTTGATGATGAGATCACAAAAGGCTCTCTGTTTCATGGTCAACTTGGTCTTATCTTTTACCAGTTTGAGGTTTGGTTTTTCGTCTGAGGTTTTGTCTTTATCCATGAGAAATATTATCTACCAGTTAGCAAGATTTGGTAATGCTCACATTGTGCAATCTATTATGATTAGATGATGATGATTTAATTGATGCAATTTTCTACCAGTTATATATACTGTCCTTAGACCAAACGGATTATGTCTTTAAAAGATTCGCTACCTACCCAACGAAAGGGTTCTGAAAAGAGTAAAGGTAAAGGTTCTAGGATGACTGGTAAAGATAACCATTAAGTGAGAAGCCAGTGACAATCGCCTTAAATGTACTAGATGTTGAGAGGGCAGACTCCAAGGGGAGCAAGGCTACGAAAGTTTAAACAAGACAACTAAATCCCAAGGGGAATAAATTGCATTGACCTATTGAGTTAGGTTCGAGTGAAAGATTAAAGAAATGTTTGTTGCGAGTGAGATCAATACTTTATTTTGAAACCTTGGGGGCAGTCCTCCAACTGTCTCTGAATTAACAGACTGATGAGAATCCTATTATGGGGTTCAAGAAACAGACCTTGGAGGGTCTTAATTATGAAAAAAGAAAAATTAAATGTAGTGATCGTTAAAGATAAAACTGGTGTGAATCCTAGAGGACATCATATTTATTTTGATGCTATTGCACTAGGTGGTGGTTTCCTAACTATGCAGTGCAATGACATAAGACTTGCAAAGAAAAAAGCTACTGCATGGTTGAATTGGAAAGTTTGCCAAGGTGAGCCAGTAAATGGCTACTGGGAAAAAACTGACTATTTAACTTATTTTTGGAGAGTCGAAACCAACTGATGAGCAACACTGAAAGGTGGCGAAAACAGATAGCAATTTGCTGTCTGTTCTTGGTAATTACTGGTAAATAATATTTATTGGTAATTGAAATTAACTTGAATCATTACAAAAAAGATGGAGGTCTTTATTATGAAACCAAGTCAAGCATTACTGTCGATTAAGGCAGTTTTAAAAGGGTCTAATACTCCTTTCCTTTTAGGAGGAACAGGTATTGGAAAAAGTGCAATTGTTCGAGCATATGTCGATGACATTGCTGAGGATAGGAAGGTGGTCGTGGATAAAATTAATCCTACTCAAAAAGAGTTTGGGTTTATTGATTTCAGACTGTCGTTGTATGAGTCTGTTGATCTAGGTGGTTTACCTTATATCAACGATGCGAATGAACAGAAGAGAGCCTTTTTGGGTAATCTTCCAGTGAGTGGCGAGGGTATTTTATTCTTCGATGAATATGCCCAAGCACATAATTCGATACAGGCTATTTGTGGGCAATTGCTGTATGAGGGAAGAATAGGAGACTATTCATTGCCTAAAGGTTGGAAAGTTATTTGTGCTGGTAATAGGGCAACTGATCGTGCTGGAAGTAATAAACTTCCTAGCCATGTTGTTGGTCGTTGTACCATGATCGATTTCGAGCATAGCACTGATGACTGGTTAGCATGGGCAAGTAAGAATGATATCTGTTCTGACATCTTGGGATTTATAAGTTTTCAGCCCGAATTGTTGAATGACTTTGACCCCAAGATAACAACTCCTCAGCCTAGTCCAAGATCATGGGCAAGGTTAAGCGATACTCTCAAAATTGACCCTCCAAAAGAAGTTTTGCAATTGATTGTGCAAGGCGATATTGGAGAGAGAGCATCGATTGAGTTTATGTCATTCTTATCTCTGAAAAATGATGTTCCCAACTTGCAAGATATTTGTGAGGGCAAGGATGTCGAGGTTGTTGATAGTGGTGGTCTCTGCTATGCAACTGTCTGTGCATTAGTGACTGTTCTTAAAGAAGTAAGCGATGATAAATTGCATGACTACTTTGCTAATGCCCTTGATTACATTGAGAAATTTCCTACACCAGAATTTGGAATTTTCTTCGTAAGATCGCTTGTTGGAACAAGGGATGATGTGGTGGATTCTGCAAGATATGGAGAATTTAAAATCAAGAATCAAGACTTAGAAGTCTAGGTCTGAGTGAGGGCAGAATTTATATTTACTGGTTAAATATATTTTCTGCTCTGCTGTCATGAGTTTTTTTTACTCATCTGAGGAGATCAATTAAGATCGAAACAGCAATTTCTAATAAAGAATGGAGGTTCTTATTATGGAAAAATTAACTAATACTCTGTCTGAAAATGCAGTGTTGGTTCGCATGACTGCGAAGCATCCTAGTGGTATCAGAACAGATAAAGCGTTAAAGCGTAATCTTGCAATAGAGACTGAGGTTTCTAGTGAGAGATTACTAGGTGTTTCTAAGCACATTTATGGCGAGGATATTAACAAATATTTTCGATCAATCTTAAATGAGTTTAGAAATAGTTTTTACTATCCGATGACTTTGCCTTGGGCAGATAATTCTACTGATTGGGATAACAAGGTTGTTAGTGGGTGGCGTTTATGCCCTAACTCTCAACTGGAATCATTGCAAAATGCAGTGGATGAAGCCAAGCAAAAATGGGATAAAGAGGTAGATGGATTTTTAAAAGGCTATCCACAAAAAATGGAACGAGCCAAAATAAATCTTGGTAAAGCATTCAATGAATGTGACTATCCTACTTTCGATGAACTTAGATCAAAATTTAGGTTCGATTTCGAGATATCTACTGTTCCCCAATATGGCTCTGACATTCGTCTGAATGTATCAGAGAAGTTAAGGTCGAAGATAGAAAATGATGTGAAGAATAGACTCAACAATAATATCAAGAATGTCTTGAAAACTACTGTTGATGCTGTTCTTGAACAGACTGATCACTTAGCGAAAAAATTGAGAGAATATGACCCTAAGCAGAAACAAAAAGGTTTCTTTAATGCTTCCAGTTTTAAAGCACTGGAAAAATTAACTGGGTCTTTACCAAATATCAATTCTGATATTTTAGGTAATGATCAAGATATCGCTGATGCTCATCAAAAATTGGTTGGCGTTGTTGCAACTTTCAATGGTTATAACAATGGCATTGACTCTCTGAGAGAGGATGATGCTTTAGCTGATCAAAAGAGAAAAGACTTAGCTGATAAGTTAGAAGAGTCTGCTGATTCTCTAAAAGGTGGATTCCTAGGAAGAGCCTTTGGAGGGAAAAAAGATGACTAATTTAGCAACTGTAAATGAGTCACAATTGGCTCATGACTACATAGTTAAGGCGAGAGCAAAATTAATGAAAGGTAATGTTGGCATGGCTTCCATGCTCTTACACCTTGATTTAATTGAGGTCGATAAGTCTAAGTGCGACACAATGGCAACTGATGGGAAAGTAATTTATTACTTTCCTCCTTTTGTCTTGGGTCTAAGCGAAGCTGAACTTCAAGGCGTTTTGGTTCATGAAGCATTTCATGTGGTTTATGAACATCCTCTGCGAAGGGGAAAGCGACATCCTAAAGTTTGGAATATAGCGTGTGATTATGTAATCAATGCCTACATATACTGGGATTTAAAAATGGAACTTCCTATGGGTGGTTTACTAGATCATAAGTATAAAGGCATGACTGCTGAAAAGGTTTATTCAATCTTGGTAAAAGACGAGGAAGCCTTGGAAGATGCAATTAATCAGATTAATCAACAAAAACCTAATGGAGAAAACTCTGACGAAGAGCAAGATGCTCAAAGTCAAGGTCAAGGTGGCGATGAAGAGTCTGATGAAGAGGGTACAAGTGACTCTCAATCTGAAGCTGATGAAATTTCAGATACCAGTCAAGGAAATATTTCTGAGACTGGAACTGGAACAGATTGGGATGAACTACCCTCTGCAATTGGCGAGGTTTGGGATGCTACTAACGATGAGGGAAAGCCTTTAAATGATGCAGAAATGCAAGAATTAAAAGGCGAGATTCAACGAGCAATTTCTTTAGCTGATAAGTTAGAGGTTGCTATGAGTAGCACTGGTTCATCTAATGGTCTTGGCTCTGCTGATGCGAATCAAGAAGTAAAAGTGGATTGGAGAGATCAACTTAATGATCTTTTACAGTCCTCTGTTGCTGATGACATTACTTGGGCAAGACCTAATAGGAGACATCAATTTAGAGGTATTAATTTACCTAGTAAAGCGAAGTCTCCACAAGGTGGTGAACTAGCCATTGTGATTGATACCAGTGGGTCTGTTTCTCAATATGAATTAGATATGTTCGCAACTGAGATACAGGCTATGGCTGAGGATTGTGGTCTTGATAAGATTAGAGTCTGCTATTGCGACACTGTGGTTCGTAAGAATCAACAAGGCGAGTGGTGGGATATCTATGAGTTAGATCAAGGCGAGGACATTCAGCTAACTGTTCGTGGAGGAGGTGGAACTTTATTTGACCCTCCTTTTAACTTGTTCAATGACTTTTCAGATGATGTAGACGAGGTACAAGCCATTGTCTATTTCACTGATGGTTGGGGAGAAGTTAGCGAAGAGGTCGAGCCTAATGTTCCAGTCTTTTGGGCAGTCACTGAGAAAAGCAGTTATTCAGAAAACCTAGCCTTTGGCGAGGTTGTGTATGTTGATACTGCTGACTTCTATCACTAGAAGCGATTTAAGAGGGGGGTATTTTGGGGGTCACTAGACCCTTGACCCTCCTCTTATTTGTTCTCTATGGCAATCTCACGAAGCCAATTTTGGCAATTTCTGTCTGAAAATGTGTATTTTCACTGATGATGACTCAAAAGAGTCGAAACAGAAACTTAACTTAACTGACCTTGGAGGGTCGAAATTATCATGGAAGAATTAATAATTAAGCAGACTTGTTTTTACAAAGTAAAAGTAAATTCTGATGATCTGAAAAAAGATAGAGTATTAGAAAATATTAATACTCATCCTGTAGAACTTTGTAAAAATTCAGAACTACTGGATATTATTACTGTTGTTAAGGAGAACTGAGCAACTGGGTGGCGAGAAATATATTACTGGTAAATAATATTTTTCTTGCTACCTCTGTTCACTGGTGTGTGCCAGTGCTGATGATTCCAAAAGGATGAAACAGAAACTTAAACTTATTCAATTACTTTGGAGGTAAATTATGAATAAAGAACGAGATAAAGTCTTTTCAGAAATGGAAAGCAAGTATGGGATTGATATGAAAGGTAAAACTCCTATTGGATATTTGCCAAGTATCATGAGCAAGGCTGATTGGTTGTTAGTCTCATGTTTTTTGAAATACCCTAATGGTGTTCCAAAAGATAGAGAGGTAAAATCATGAGTGCTAGTAATCGCAATCTTAAAAACCTTTTGACTAATCCATCATGCCAATTAGATAACGAACTTGATTATGACATTGAAAATCATATGAAATTTTGTTGGTTCGATACTGATGCATATAGATTTCACAAAGACGATAACAAGGGTTATGTCTTTGGAATTTTATCTTGGTATGGTCAATATAACGATGTAGATATTGTTATAGATTACTATAATGATGATGGTTCAGATATTTCTTGGCAGTGGTTCAAAACTGAGCAAGAGAGAGATGAAGCATTTGATGATATGGAGGTGAATGTATAGACGATTGGGTTTAATCCTAAAATAAATAAGGCGATAGCTACTTTAATTAGTGGCTATCGCCTTTTTTTTTGGCTCAAAATAAGGTGATCTACGAGCTGTAAAATCACCTGAAGGCATAAATATTTACTGGTATATAGAATTTACTGGGTTTGCGTGGGGGGGGTATGTGTGCGTGTTCATCTCCTGATTAAAAAATATATTTGACCAGTATTCGGCTGTGGATAACTCTGTGGATAAAGTGTGGATAAGTCTTGCAATTTGCAATCACCTGATATATATTGATTGACATAAGGTTGCTGAAAAAAGTGGATAAGCATTAAAGTATAAATCCAGTTTGTTTGAGATTGAGGATATTAGGTTATCGGTAGATTAGAAAACATATGAACAACGCCTTTCCAATCACTTCATAAGAGTGAGACCTCCAAGTCTATAAGTTAGATGGGAAAGGGTAGATAGCAATATCTACCCTTTTTTTTTGGCAGTGAGTGATAGTCCATTGGTATTAGTGTTTGTATTACCTATAGCTGTGTTTTGTGTAGCAGTAGTTTTTCCCAGACTGGTAAATAATATTTTTTAGCAGGATACACCACTATCCTGTGTTCCATGTGGAACAGCTTTCAATTTGATTGCATTTCACTTAGAATATAGAGATGTTTGCAGTTATTAGACACACTTATAAATTAGATATTCCTGAACCAAATAATCCTAACAGTACCAAGAGCAGTGCTAAATGGAAACACTTGGTATGGATATTTGATACTGAACTAGAAGCTTTGGCTTTTGCCATTACATTATTGGATGACCCATTGATTACTTCTAATAGATGGCTTATCAAATCAGCCATACACCAACTTGAAAAAGATAGATACTATCAAGTAGGCAGAGAAAGTGTTGCCATTGCAGAAGTACAGGATGCTCCTGAGATTGTCTTTACTGACGATAATATTGAAAATGCATTAGATGAAATAATAGAGGAAAAAAATCATGAAGAGCCTATTCATTAGATGTTCTGAGGAAACTTACGAACTAGCACACGCTTTAGCTAAAAAAGAAAGCAGATCACTTAACAAACAAATCATCCATATGATTCACAATGAAGCAGATGTCAAGGGTGTGGTTGTTGAAAAGAAACCTGAGCCTGAGAAAACTGTAGAGGTTAAGACTGGTTTACAAGGCTTTGTTGGAACAGCGACACAGGGTTTTGCTGACTAATATACCAATAGTTTTGTAGTGCATTAGCACATTCTTGTACCACCATTATCTCTAAGGCATTTACTTTTCTAGGGTTGTTGACCATTAGTTTCCAAAACATTTGTTCTTTCTTTGTTCCCACTTCTTCTTTGATTGTGCGTTGAACTCCTATCAAAATCACGCCACGAGGCTCGTGTCCGTAATTTCCCTGACTGGTTAAATATATTTTATCCAGAGCTGGGGTCTGGACAAAACTTCCTGACTTACTTATCAAACCAAGATACTTATCGCATACATGATGTTGTTGCGTATCAAGATCATCATTAAGAAAAAGTACATCTATGAGGTGTTGATCAAGCACTATGGCTCGACCAACTTTTGTTTTAGAGAACTGCTTGATTGCAACTTTGTGTTGCTTATGCAAGTATGCACTGCCAATATCATTGACATGGATTTCTTCTTTAGAACTCCCAATCGTAGTCATCTTGTAAGACTTCTTCTTCTGCATATCTATTGCTCAAAGGGTCAAAAGTTAGAGCAGTCATGCCTGTTTTACCACACCATGCCCACCTTTGCTTCCAACAATGTATCTCTACATTACTTTCCCCACGATAAACTGTCAATCCTGTATCACATTTAGAGAACCAAGCATTACTTCCACTGATATCATTACCAGTACATACATTCTTCTTGCCATCCCTGACAAAAGGCTTTGTTGGATGAGCAATGAAGAAACAAAGTACATCAAACTTCTTGCAGAACAACTGAACTTTAGTAAGCATTTCAGAGATAGCATCAGTGACTAAACCTTGATGATCTGAATGTATAAAGTTAAAAGGGTCAATAACAAGTATCTTTACCCCATATCTCATGACTGCATCTGCTCCCTTTTCTAATACCCTTTCAATCGTAGGCATCCCTCCATCCTGATAATCTTGAAATAGAAAATGTTCATTGATGAAGTGTTGGGCAAAGTCCTTTTCTTCTTGCGACATCCTAGCGTTCTGCCCTTGGAAAAATGGTTTACCAGTAAAACATTGTGCCAACTGGATAGCATGAAGCGTTGGGGGTTTTTCAAAAGAGCAGTAGTTTGTTTTCCATCCATAATTCTTGGCTACATTCACACATAACTGATCAACAAAGGCTGACTTACCATCTGAGGGATAGCCTGTAATGACTGCAAGATAGCCAGTTTGTAGATTAAATAGATGATCTACTTGAGGAAAACCAGTGCTTACACCTTTAGGATATCCCTGTTCATACAAAGTTTGGAACTCATTGTCATAGAAGTCTATGTTATTAAGTCCATGTAAAGGAACTGGTTGTGCATTTAATACTTGATGTCTTACAGTTTCTGCATTTGTTTCTATCAATAGATCATTTGCATCTTTGTTTCCAAGGTAATCTACCTTATAACACCTAGCCTTGTTAAGTCTCCTTGACAACTCCTGAGCCAAAGCATCCCCACTTTCATCCATATCAGTGGCAAGAATAATCCTTTCAACATCCTCGAACTTTGCTCTCTCACTCCAAACATACTTGAATCTGCCCTCTTCATTGGGGTCAACTTTCTTATCATCTGCTACTTTGTTTGGTGCTCCATTGGGAACTGAGTAAACTGTTATGTTGCTGTGATTCTTAAAGGCTTCTTTGATTGCAAGGGTGTCCATCTCTCCCTCTGTAATAACAATCGTTGATTCAACTGTTGGCAAATCATCCTTAAAAGTTTGCTTACCCCATAGCTTGACTGCGTTGTTATCCCACCAAAAATCTTTCTTGCCATTTGCTGTTCTCCATTTGACTGCGATAGTGTTAGAGCCATCGTAAAAAGAAAAACCTATGACTGGTAAATTATTTTTTTCTGCCAACACGCATCCTGAATCTTCTGCAACCTCCTGACTTATTCCTCGTGCCAATAACCATTGAGCCGTCTTATCTGTCTTGCTGTCTTTGGGTAGATTGATTGGCTTGTTTGGTTTCTTTGGGGGTGTTTTGACGACTGACATTTTGACTCCTTGTGTCCTTGGAAATGCACCATTGATTCCACAATGATGGCAATTATAAACTATGGTTTCTGAATTAATATTGACACTTAGTGGGGTGTCTCTTTTGTTTTTACTTCTGTTGTTTTGGCAACTAGGACAAGTGATTTTGTATTGACCATGACCTAGATTACTTGTTTTGTGATTGTGATTAATGTGACTCTTGATGTCACTTACCTCTTGACTTTGCATACGACCTCCATCATATTACTCGTTATACTAACTACTTTAGTAGTCACTTATTAAAATACCTACTAGGTATATATACCTACTAAGAAACTCTTTTTACCCACACAGCATCAATCTCTTTAGCCATATCATTGGCTAATTTCTTTCTTGATAACAGGGGATAAGCACTTAAACTTCCAACTGCTCCTCTAACCATATCTGCATCTATATGATTGCGTTTTGCTAGTTTTTTAAAGTCATCTGATATAAAATAAGAGAGTGCCTTACTCGAAATATCAATGTCTTTGCTTCCACAATCTCTGACTGCTTGTTTAATAACTAGGAGATCAAGTTTTGTTTCAGCGTTTAAATTCATCCCCAAATATTAATTCATTCTTACTAACTAATCAAGTGTTCACTTGCTTATAAACTTTTTATCATCAACTCTATTGAAAAAATTATTTATGTCTATATACTAAGAGACTATGACAAAATTTAACAAAGAAAAGGGGTCTGTCACAATACAATTGGATGCTAATGTTTGGAACATTCTAAACACTGTCCATGAGCAAACAGGCATAAACAAATCAACTCAAGTAGAGAATCTAATAAAGGATGAGGTCAAGAACACTGACTCTATTCTTGCTCATTGCGAGGATGAGTTAGAGAGAATCGCTACTGAAAAAATAGAAGAAGCTGAAAGGCTTTTAAAGATAGTAGATCAAACTAAGGCTCAAAGAAAACAACTTGAGCCATACAAAACTGCTATCAGTCCAACACCTAAACCAAAGATCAAGAGAGCAAGTACAAATGCTTTAGTCTTTACTCAAGACTCTGTTGATGGTCTAAGACCACAGGATAAAGATGTTTGGTTTCATGACATTCAAACTAAAGGATTGGCGATACGATCTAAAAAAGATGGTATGACTTATTACTCTCGTGCAAAGAATGAGAAGCTATCTAGATACACTTTAAAAGTTAAGATAGCTGATACTAGATACATGACCTTAGAAAAAGCTAAAGAGGTTCATGCAAAGAATATTAAAACTATTTTAGAGGATGGCATCAATCCTAATAAAGTAGTACCTGATCTCAAGAACAAAGGCAGACATAAGAATGTAGCTATTAAAGAAACAGAAACTAAAGAAGCATCTGCTACTGATTGGAAACTTTACAGTAGCATTAGATATAACAGTGGTTTAGGTTTACAAATACTAGCTAGTCTGTTGAATAAAAATCCTGATATGAAAGCTACTTGTTTAAGCAACTATAAAAATGGTAGCTACAGGATTAGAGGAGAGAGAATACTTGATATGTTTGAAACAGATAGCATGAGCATCTTTGAGATATCAAGAAAAGAAATGATTACAGATGGCAGAGGTCAACATGGTGTAAGACACATGAGCCTACAAAATACAGTGCTTCAAGTATGCAAAGCCATTTACCATCATGGATGTGAAAAAGATAAAGCAGTGGTGTTTGCAAAATGAGACCCAGATTACAAAAAATATTATTTACCAGTCAGGCGGAATCATGAAATCTTGGGATGATGTTGATATCGAGACTATCAATTTCTACAAAAACAAGTTTTGTGTTTCGTTTGTCAACGAGGATTTTATTGATCAAGGTGTGACCAAGATTGTAGAAGCCTTTGAAGATTACGATGAAGCACGAAGATTCAGCAAGGAGAAAGAACTAGAGGGAGTCTATTGTGGCTTTGCTTCTACTAAAGACTTTCCTGATGAAGCTATTGCTGTTTGGCTTAATGTAAACAAAGACTCACTATTACCAACAACGAGGAGGAACTAATGGAGTTTGAGATTAAGAAAGGCATACCCTTGCCTAGATCAAAGGGCAAACCAAGAAAGTATGACTTACCTTTAGAGGACTTAGAGGTGGATGACAACATACACATACCAATACCCAAAACTAAGATTGCTCAAGAACAAAAGATCATAAGGAACTTTGTCTTACGCTTTACTTACAAGAACCCCAATAAGAAGTTTACTGTTAGACAGTTATCTGATGGCATAGGTATATGGAGAATCAAGTAATGGAAGCACAGATTAAACTCACTAAGACAATGCTAGATAAAGCAATCATAGATGCTAATAACAGTGTAAGAGAGTTTGTTAAAACTTATGGTGTTGACTTTACAAAGATGAAGTCAGGCGATAGAGCCACATTAGAAGCTAAGTTTGTTGATGGCACTGAGACTGTTATCAATTTATATAGAACCAACAATGCTAGAGGAGATAGAAGAATATCTATCAAGGGCATCAAGGCTCAAGCTGATGTTGGTAATGTTGTATCTATTAGAAAGAAAGGCAAAGGAATACAAATTGAAATACACTAACAATCAAAACATCCCTGAAGAAATAATCAGGGCAGTGCATAACGATAGCTACTCTAAAGGTGCTTCTACTATGTCAGTCACTGGTTTACTTGCTCCTCCTCGCATTAGACTACTTAAAGAGGAACATGACTCTGAGATCAGTGTGGATGTCTCTAACGAGATTTGGAAGCTATTAGGTCAAAGTGTTCACACTATCCTTGAAAGAGCCAATGAGGGCAACGAGGACACCATTACAGAGGAGAGGATGTTTGCTAAGGTCAATGGTTGGACTATCAGTGGTCAGACAGATTCAATCTCATTAGGCACTAACACTTTAAAAGATTACAAAGTCACCTCTGTTTGGTCTGTAATCTCTGCAATGAAAGATGGGAAGATAGAGTGGGAGCAACAGCTTAATTGCTACGATTGGTTGCTTCGTCAGAACTATCCTGAAATTTCTATTGACCAGTTAAATATTATTACGATCAATCGAGACTGGAGCAAAAACCAAATGCTGAGAAGTGGAGATGATTATCCCAAAGCACCAGTCAGTGTCATTCCTATTACCAAATGGAGTGAAGAAGAACAAGAAGAGTTTATTAAACAACGAGTTTCAATCCATCAAGATGCAGAAGCTGATTATCTAATCAGTAAGACATTGCCTTTGTGCAGTGATGCTGAGGTGTGGAGAAGAAAGGATGCTTATCGAGTTATGAAAAAGGGTAGGAAATCTGCTCTGCGTGTTTTAGATACGCAAGAATTAGCTGATGAGTTTGTAGATGGTCACGATGACAAGAAGATTCTAAACATAGAATTTCTCAAGGGAGAAGCTATTCGATGTAAAGACTATTGTGATGTGGCTGAATTTTGTGATCAATATAAAAGGGAGAACTTATGAGTGATACAAAAACAGACTATGGATATGGTTATAACGATACCAATTCTATAGCGATCATATGGTCAATCGAAGATGTCAAAGAGATTAGACCTGATCTAGATGATGAAGCGTGTATGGATGTTTTGGGTTATGTACAAAACAAACATGATGCGACTATTGGTGTGAGTTGGGAAACTTTAGAAATACATTCTGAGTATTTATTTCCACAAGAGATAAGAAGAAGTAATGACTGATAGAGAAATAATAGAAGAATTGGTATTGATGCTAACTACTGATTATGCTGATTTATTAAAATCAGAAGAAGATATTATCGAACAACGATTACAGAAACTAGGTCTATAAGGAGAACGAAGATGAATGAAGAAGTAATGGATAAAAAACTAAATACTGAGGAGGTATAAAATGGCTGAGAAAAAACTAACCTATAAAGATGTGTGGGAAACACTATCCAAAGTGGATGTGTCAAAACACACTGAGGAGAAAATGAAACTAACTTATTTAAGTTGGTCAAGGATGTGGATGCTTCTATGTGAGCATTATCCACAAGCACAATATGAGTTTGTCGATTTCGATGGAGTGCCTTACAAGACTCTACCTGATGGCACTGCTGAGGTTGTGACTAGAATTATGATTGATGACTTGGTAAGAGAGATGAGATTACCAGTAATGGACTATAAGAATAATCCAGTGGTCAATCCTCATGCTAGGCAAGTATCAGATAATGCGATGCGATGCTTGGTTAAATGTGTAGCGATGTTTGGATTAGGCATATCAGTCTTTACTGGTATGGCTGATGAGACTTTGCCTGATGAATCTATAGATGAACAGCCTAAAGGCAAGAAAACACCATCCAAGAAAGCTGAACCTGTAAAGGAAGAAGTTGTTGAGGAAGATGCTATGGGGTCTAAAGGTTGGGCAGATGCTTTTGTTCAAGGTTTCAGAGATACTTTGGCTCTTTACAGCACTAGAGAACAAGTTGTCGATGCATACAAAAGCAACAGCGAAGCAGTAGGAACTCTTAAAGATAAGTTTCCTAAGCATAAGGAAGCCTTAGATGTGGCTATTCAAGAATTTATAAGTAAATTACCAAAGGAGGTAAACGATGACTGAGGAAAGGATGCAGAGTGATGGAGCAATCTTCACTAATAACTATAAAGACAACGAGAAACAGCCTGATTGGACAGGCAAGGTTGTCTTGGATAAGAACTTACTCAAGGCTTTAGTTGAGAAAGTAAAGAGTGGGCAAGAAGCAGAGATGCGTGTTGCTCTTTGGGATAGACAGTCTAAGAATGGCAACGATTACAAGTATGCTCGACTAGACATTCCACAGCCACAGAAGAAACCTGATGACTTTGTGGCAGACCCAAGACCAGTAGAGCCTGTAAACAAACCTGAGATTAGTGATGACGATATCCCTTTCTGAGGTGAAAACCTTGCATGGCAAAGAGTTGATACAGGAGATAGAAAATTCTATTGACCAGTATATATTTTTTGAGCTAATGAAAAACTACTCGGAATTGATCGAGCAGTTGAAACCAATCGTAGAGGGAAGTGGGTCAACCCCACATTCTCTCTTGATGGACTATATGTTTTTCAAGATAGAAGAACAGAGAGATGAATACCATAAAAACAAATTGGGGGTGTGACATGGAAGAATTTCATTATGACGATAACGAAACTTACGAAGCTAATTTCAGCACATGGTTTAGCATGAATACTCAAGAGAGAAGATTGCACAATGAAGAACCATACACTGAACAGATTGCCAAACGAGTATTCAACGAGATGCATGGTAGAAAAGCATTAAACAATGTTGAAGATCAGATAGGCAAATTCTTTACCAAGGAGAATTAAGAGTGGATGAGCAAGTAGAATCGTGGATGCATCAGATTAGAACTCTTGCACCATTGATAGAGAAAACTGAATACTTAGTCTTTAAAAATGAAGCTGATGTAAAACAGTTGTTAGCTACTCTCAAACTCAAGGCACTGGCTGATGGGATGAAAACTACTTCTGCTCAAGATACTTGGGCAGAAGCACAGGATGAAGTCTATAACGCTAGATTAAGAGTAGGCGAAGCCAAAGGTGGCTTGTCTGCTCTCAAGGTGCAGTTAAAAGCATTAGAGGTAGGCTTTGAGGAGTGGAGGACTAAGATGGTCAACGCTAGAGAAGAACGCAAGAGGTATGGAGCATGAACCAAAAAGCTAGAGACTTCTATGCTTGGCTTAATGCTTGTCCTTTTAAGGTATGGAAAATTCAGTATGATTCTTTTGGTAAGACTACTGTAAGTTTTATATGGGATGAAGATGTCCAAGGGTAGCAAGAGGAGACCTGAAAAGGGAACGCAGTATCAAGACAATTGGGAAAGGATATTTGGTAAGAAAGATGGCAATAAAAGGAAGAAACCCAAACGCTAAAGAGAAGAGACACATGGATGCAGTTTTTCAGATAGGTTGTATTGTGTGTCTTAACAAAGGCTTTCCCAATCATGCTGTAGAAATCCATCATGTTTATGGCAAGACTAAAGAAGATGCACATATGCATATATTACCTTTATGTTTTGACCATCATCGTGGTGGTAAGGATTCTGAACCTATTATCAGTAGGCATCCTTGGAAGAAGAGGTTTGAGAAAGCTTATGGAACTGAACAGGAATTATTAAATCAAGTGAATGGTATAGTGGAGAATACATGAAAGACTTTAAGACTAAATCAAAAATAGAAAAGGTGGTTGTTCAGCCTTTCTTTTATTTTGAGTTTGACCATATGCCTAGTGATCAAGAAATTAAAGAAGAACTGATTAGGTCTGTAAAAAGAATAGAATTAGACTTCAAGAACATTGCTTATTCTGTAAAGGTGTCCTATCAACAAGAATACAAAGGCAATTTTTATGATCATGAAACCAAGAAGCTATACAAATGGAATAATCTAATGGAGTTGCGTAATGATAAGTCTTAAATCAATCATAGTAGAAACAACAGAGGGAGACTTCCAAGTTGATACCCATGTTGTTAAAGGCAAATCGTTTACTGGTGTGGAACGCAAGTTTAAAGGCGAACACATTGTAGCCATATTAAAAATAGATGAAGATCAGTTTATGGTTTTTGTAGAAACAGAATGACGGCTGGAATGGATCGTTGCAATAACACAGCAGTCGGTTATAAAATATATTTTACCAGTCAATAGAATATGACCTTCGTGACCTTACCTCTTGAAGTTTACTACTCTGAAAAGAAGAAATTTATCCTGAACCTAAACAATTATCGCAATGCTCATTACAGGATTTTGTCCATTGCAAAGAAAATCTATACAGAAAACTTAGTAGAAAGGATAAAAGACTTTGCTAAGTTTAATGACCCTGTTTCCTTAGAGTATGTTTACTATGCCAAAAGCAATCGAAGATTAGATGTGAGTAATCCTTGTTCTATTATAGATAAGTTTACTTGCGATGCTTTGGTCAAGGCTGAGATCATAGAGGATGATAGTTTTAAACAGATTAAAAAGGTGTCGTATGTATTTGGGGGTGTGGATAAACATAACCCTAGATGTGAACTTACGATTAAGTGTTTTCCATTAGTAAGGAGTAAAGATGAATAAAGATGAAGTGACTTACGATGAAGTCAAGCAATGGGCAGAGAATATAGATAGAGAAGATTTACTTCAGATTATTACTGATATTGCTAACAAGTATTACTTGCCTAGAATATTGGTAAAAGATATTAAAAATGAAAGTGGTTTTAAAATGGCAGGATGGTTAGAAAAATTAATGGAGGAAGATAATGTCGATGATGATAGAACAGCTTGAACAAAAGCTACAAGAAAGGAAAGAGGCTTGGTGGGAGTGGCATAAGAAGAACCCTCAAGTGTGGAATAAGTTTGAGGAGTATACGCTAGAAGCTATTAAGACTGGCAGAAAGCATTACTCTCATTGGGCAATCATTAATCGGATTAGGTGGAACAGGGAGATAGAAACCAATGGTGGGGAGTTTAAAATCAGCAATGATTACATCAGCTTTTATGCTCGTCTGTTTCATGCTCGTCATCCTGATCACAATGACTTCTTTAAGTTAAAACAATTTAAGGAAGAGAAAATCATCGAACAGCTAAAGAGTGTGGATGAAAACATTGATCGAATGTCAGACAAAATAGTTGATCTAAGCAACGCAGTTGAAAGGGTGAACCAGAAATCGCAGCGTCTGGCAGCCCAGAAAAATATATTATTTACTGGTAAGAGATAACCTATCGCAGGATGACACCCACTGTATCAGGTGGGATATCTGCTTTTTGTCTTAGTTCAGGAATCATTGCCAGTCTTTTATCTCTTTCTATTTGCAAGTCTAACAACATATCACTTCTAACATTTGCGTTGATGTCTGTTCTGTTGAGAATCCTATCTCTTCTTTTTCTCCAATTCCTCATGTATCTTTCTATGGCTCTGACCTGACCTTTTGCATTTAACAGTCCTTGTACTTGGTTTCTGTAAGCGTAGAGTTCATCCATTCTGCCATCTTCTCTGAGAGAGTTCATGGTGGTCACAGCAGTATTAACCTCTTCTCTGAGTTTATAGAATTGTTGTTGCAGTCCTCCCATCCTTTCTTGATCGCCAACAAACCTACCAACAACAGGAATTTGTTTGATGTTAGGTGGCATGAGAGGTGTGCCAGTCACTGACCTTGCAAGAGCATCAGTGATAGTCAAGGCATAACCTCCTAGTGTTCCTGTGTAGCCTTTGAAGATGTACTCAAGTTTGATTGGGGATATGTTAAATTGTTCTCCTATTAGTCTAAACAATTCATTAGTTGACTCTCTTGTTTGATAGGCAGGTTTTTCTTTTTCCATAAAGTAAGGCACTATTTCTGAGTTAGTAAATGAGGCTCTATTAGTGACTGCTTCAAAGATAGGTTTGATTGCTTGTATGCTTACATCTCCACCTAAAAATGGTATATCAGCAGATGTGCTTAATTGTCTAGATACTGATTCTTTAAAATCTGTAATTGAAGTTTCAGAAAATGCATCTTCTCCACTAATTAAATCAAAAAATCTTTCAGGTATGGCTTTACCTAACATACCTATTTCAAATGGAATTGGTATATAAATAACATTGCCACCACCTATAGGAATGATCCAATTGTCATCTCTTTTTTCTAGCTTTTCTGCTTTATATTCATCAGTATCACTAACCAAAGCGTAATACAAAGCAGTTGTACCAATTAACACAGCCATTCTGCTTAATGCTCTACGCATAATCATGCCTTGTAAATCTTCTAATGAACCACCCTCTTGCAATTTATCTTGTGCAGAATATTTACCAGTAAATGATCTATACAGAACATCTAGACCTTGAACTCTTGCATTTAAAAAAGGAATTGCAGTAGTTAATATTTTAAAAGATGTTGATTGTCCACGCCTTCCAAAGTTAATTATTTCTAATCCTTGATAAGCTGCTTCAGATTGAGCCTGAGCTTCTGTGTAATATTTTCCTGTGACTGGATCAATAGATTTTTTTAATTTTTTATAGACTGCATCTGCTACAGCTTTTCTAGTTGCTCCATCAGATTTAGTTGTTAAGTGACCCAATCCATCCCATAGTTTATAAAATGCTACATCAGGTCTCATACCATTATTTGTTGAGAGTCCAGCTCTTCTTCTTGCTCTGTTTAAGAAATCTTTTACATCACCTTCGTCATTTGCAAAGTCATATCCACCTATGACTCCAAACTCTTCTAATGAACTTATGTCACCAAATAAATTTTTAAATGAATCTATTACTGGTGTAAATCCTTCACCTCCTAATGGTGCACCAGAAGTAACTGCTGCAGACAATGTATCTCTTAATACATTAACAAATACAAATCCAGGATCACGAGTTACTGTATCTCTTAATAATCCTGCAGGCATTGCAATAGCTTTCATAATTCCATCTACTTTAATACCACCTATAGATTGCATAGCCATAAATAAATCTATGTCTGCAATTTGATAATGTTTTTTATTTCCGTTTTCAAAAACAAATACACTATTTATTCCTGCTAATTTATTTTTATCTGTAATAAGAGTTGCTTCTTTTATTCCTTTTTCAGGATTATTAAGTTGTTCAAAGTCTCTTATAAGTTTTCTCATGCCATCATTCTTCATAGCAGCAGTTAAAATAGATAAAGAGTTTCTTGCTATAGCTTCTATAGGATCAACATCAATTTTTTCTTCAGACCCTTTCATTGGCATATTTAAAGGGTTGTTAGGCAGTGAGCCACCTGCAATGGTAGGTGCAGTAATATTTGCATCATCTACCATAGTTCTATAGAAAGGATAATAGCTTGAATGTTCTATCCATTTTGCAGCTTGATCTGCATCTAACAATCCTTTTTCAGTAGCAAACTTTACTAATCCATTGTTCCATTTTTGATAGTTGTTATATGTTTCTACCACTACTGGATGTTCTCTTTCAATAGTTTCAATAGCTTGTAGTTCTTTAGAAGTAATTGGAGAGGCTATTTCTTCTCCTCTTTCATTTAATTTTTTAACTCTTTTTAACTTAGCATACAAAGCAAACACACCTTCTAAATCTACTTCAGGATCAGATTGAAGTGCTGATAGTATTTGCATTAATCCACCTGTAGAAGTATCACCTTCAATTAATGGGTTATATCTTGTGTTAATTACTAAATCAATAACTTTAGTCAAAGAAGGTAATTTCTCTATAACATCTACTGGTATACCTTTTAACAACATTTGTTGAAAAATACCTCTTGCTCTATCTGCCATACGAATTGCAGCTATACTTGCTGTATCTGCAGTGTTATTAGCTAGTCTAACTTCTTCATTTTCTTCTGATCCTTTAAGTATTCTTTTATCAAGAAGGTCTTTACTATCTATATAACTTTGTCTAAAAGTTTTAAATCTTTTTTTAATGCTGTTAATAGGGTCAGATGCAAAGTCAATTAATCTTGTGGCTTGTGATTGTTTAGGTGTAGCAACTCCTACTGCATCTGCAGCTTCTTGTAAATTAGATGGCATAGCTCTAGAAAAAGTAGGTATGTCATCAGGTGCAGTCTTAAGAGGGTCTTGATTAAACTCTATAGCAGCTTCTAAGGCGATGTCTGAAGCGTTCATATTGTAAAAAGGTATATCACCCCTAGGTGTTTCTTTTGTTCTTTCTTCAGCTACCTTTACAGCTTCTCTTCTTTTGATGCTTTCATTAGAGTTGCCATCGCTAAAATTTCTAGATGCTCTGCTAAACAATGGTATGTCTTGAGGTGATGATTCTAGATATCCTAAATCTATTAAATTATCATAATGACTTTCTAATTGAGCACTATATCTAAAATCATTTTTTAGATTTGCTGGAACACTTTGTATTTGTTGAATTGAAAATAAAGCAGATTGTTTATCTTCATTATTTAATCTTTGTCTTTCTTGTATGCCATCTGGAAGAGTAGCTATTGCTAATGCTTGATTTATATTTTGATCATTAATAATATTTGTATCTACAAGTAATTCAACTTTATCTGTTAATGATTTTTTAAATTGTGGTAATAAAAATTTTATTCCTAAATCTTCTAAATTATTAGCAGAATATATTTTTTCTTTTTGTGGTAATGCTTTGCCTGTTGGCTCAAACATAATAATTACTGGTGCATCAATAGCACCATCTTTTTGACCTAAAACTAATCTATGTCTACCTTCATGTCCTATAACTTTTCCATCTTCGTTAATAGATAAATAAGGATATGCACCAACATATCTATTCATTCTTCTTGGTAATTTATTAAAAATATCTGGATCAAAATTAGGATTTAAAGCTACTGTATCTCCCATAACATCAACATTTTTTGGTTTTTCAGATTTAATTAATTCAAAAATTGTTTTATCAGAAGTCAACATTAAAAAATCATCTATAGGCATCCTTGTAATAAAAGGTAAAACTAAACGAGAGGTATTTTCAGTTTCATTTTTTGCCCACTCATTTGTATATTCTAAATTTTCTTTTGTTAAATCTAAATATGCAGGTGAATCTTTAGTAGCTGCTCTACTAAATAAAGGTACTTGTTCTGGAGGTAGATTGTTTCTTTCTTCTACCAGTCTTGCTCTTTGTCCTTTAAGAACATCTATCTCATTAGACATTCTGTTGTAAGAAGCTGTGCCAAGGTATTGACCATCTTGTCGTAAAGTATTTTCTTTAATTTCTATTCGTCTATCAAGGTCAGCAATTCTATTATCTAACTCACCTCGTTTACTAATCCTTGAGAATGTAGGCACATCTTGTCTAGCTTCATTAAGAGTAACGCCTTCATCTAATATAAGTTTGTTTTCACCACGAACTCCATAGGTATAAGAACCATTTCTAAGAAGTTGTAGCCATAAATTTTTAACATTTGTAACAGCATCTTTTTTGTTAAAAGCATTTAAGTTTATTGATGAAATATCAGATTTAAGTGTTACACCATTAATTATTTGTTCTGCTGGTGATTCTAAATACCATGACCCATCATCAAATTTAAAAATTTGTAATTTATAATTATTAAGTTCTCCATTGTGATAAACAATATCCATACCAGCTTCTTCTGGTTTAGCTTTTGTATATGTAAATGGTTTAGTTACAACTACTTCTGTAGGTCTAGTAGCAAAAGGAACTGTATCTGGCTCTTTAGGTTTTTTAGGTTTTTTTTCTGGTTCTATAGGCGGTGCTCTTGGCACTAATGATTCTAATCCTGTTTGTCCTAAATCTAAAACCTCTGCTGCATTAGATAAAAATGCAGATAATTCAGTATCTAATTTAGCTGGTATTCCTAATATTTTTCTTATACTTTCTACAAAACCTTGCCATAAAGTTTTATTATTTTTATATGGAATACTTTCAAGCATTTTTTGAAAATTTCTATTTGTTAAACCAAAAGTAATCATTTCAGAAACATCTTGTTCTTTTTGTTTTCCTTTTCCAAATAATTGATAACCTATTTCAAATTCTCTAAATGCCTCTAAATTAATTTGAGAAAGATAAGTATTTTGTTGTATGTATGTATAAGGCACATCTGGATTTTCTTTAATAAATATTTGTGCTATTTCTGCTTCTATAGGATTATTTGCTGCTAAATCAAATAATTTTTCTGCTATTTCTTTTTGAACCTTAGAATTATCTAATTGTTTAGATGCATTTCTATAGTATTTAATTTTATCGTCATAATGTTTTTTAAGTCTTTTTTGTTGAGACTGTAATTCTTTATATGCATTTTCTACTCTAGCAAATGATTGAGCATCACCTGTTGCATTACCATCTTTAACAGCAAACATTTGAGCTACTGTTGCTTGATGAATATTTTCATGTAAAAGAGTTTCAAAATTTACTCCATTATTACTTCTCCATTGATCTTTATCAACATTATAAAAATCGTTAGGATCAGAAATTTGCATAGATAAAACAGCAGTTCTTTTTCGATTTGTTGCTATAGTTTTTCCGTCTGCTTGTAAAGGAGTTATTTGTCCTCTAAAACTATTTATTTTATTTTCTATTTCAAAAGGAAATTTATAACCAATTTTTTGCAAATCAAGTAAAGATTTATGAGTTTTTTGAGCAATAATTTTATAATCTTCACTAGGAGAATTATCTATTAGCCATTTAAGCATTTTAATAGAATCGTTATTTCCTTTTTTTGTGTTTATTACATTACCATCTGCATCAAAAATATCTTGATCTATTACTCCAGCTTTTTGTAAACCTAATAATATATTAGTTCTTTGTTGTATATATTCTTCATTACTTATACTTCTATTATCAAAAATAGTAGTAGGTTTAGAAGGTGTAACAGGTGGTGTTGCAACTGGTGGGGTAGTTGGTGTAGTAGTTAATGTATCAAACTCAGGATCAGAAGTAATATTATAAGGTTTAGAACTTATATTAGGGTAAAAAGTAAAAGTACCATCTTCATATCTTTTTACATCTGCATCAAAAATTTCTTTTGCTTTTCTTCCTTTAACTGTATTTGTATCAAAACCTGCAACTTTTAATAATTCTTGTAAAAAATTTACATCACCATCTTCTTCAAATTTTTTTGCAAAGTTTTTTAGGTTTTTAGTTTGCGGAAGAAAATCTCTAAATACTTGATAATCAGTAGCATCACCACCATTAAACTCAGAATAATACCTTACTAAGTGATTATAAGCATAAGGATTTTTAAATTTTATAGGAGGATTTTTTCCTTGAGGAACAAGTGTTGTTGGTGCAACTGGTGTTGTTGGTGTTACAGGCGTAGTAGGTGTAGTAGGTGGCGTAGTAGTTGGTGTACTTCTAGGATCAAACGCTAAAGGTCTAGGACTTGTAGGTTTAACTTTTGTTTCTACTACTGGACCAGTAGGAGTCTCTGCATCATCTTCATAATCGGTCACAACTTGAGCTTGTGCTCTACCAGCTTGATCTAAGTCTCGTAAGGTTCTTATCTCACCTCTAGCTCTAGCTCCAACTCTACCTGCTTCTATGTCTTGGAATATATCTGCAGCTTTGTTGTAGCCTGATATCTTCATAGCATTGCCAATGCTTTGGAAGAACTGAACAATCTTGTTATAGATACCTTTAGCTTTAGGTGGTACATCTTTAGCCACTACTTCTCTAGCTCTAAATAGTTCTGCTATAGCTTCTTCTATATAGATTTCTTCTTTTTTATTTGTACTTGCACCATATTTTTCAATGCCTTTATTTATTCTTTTACTTCTATCATAAAAAGTTTCTTTTTTTTCAAAGGCTTGAGCATCAACTGCTTGAGGTACTCTTTTATTTTTAACTAAATTCTTTAAATATCTGTATTCACTTTCTGTAATTAAATCTTTAGCTCGTAAAGCATGAATCATTTCATGATCTAGAATTTTGTTTAATCGTGTTTGTATTTCTGCATCAGTAGCATTGCCATCAGGATTAACTGCATTTAATGATAAGAAAATAATATCTGTATTTTTGTCGTATTCTCCTTCTACAGCACCTTCTTCGGCTGTTTCTCTTGTTATTCTAGGATCAAAAGCTATTTGCCCATCTTGTTCTTTTAATACTGAAGTAGATAAAATGTCATTACTTACAACTATACCTGTATCTTTTAAACCTCTAGCATCTAGAGACTTACGCAATTCTTTAGCAAACTTATTGGTTCGCCCTTCTTCTATAGCTTCTGCAAAGTTTATGGTTTGTTCTTCTAGTTGTTCAGGAGGAGTGTAAGGTTCTTGTCTGGCTGTTTCGTTTTGAACCATTTGTTCAATAACTTCTGGTTTAAGTTCACCTTGGCTTTCTAACCTAGCACGAAACTCTTCAGGAGACTCGTTAAAGCCTTCTGCTCTTCTGGCAATATCAAACTCAAAGTTAGGTCTAATTTGTCTTACAGAGGTTAAAAATCCTTTCTCTTTACCTTTAACAAACTGTGCTCTACCACTTTGATCTAAGTCTCGCAAAAAATCTGAAGCAGCAAGTGTAGATATTTCTCTATTTCCTAAAAAGTTTTGTACATCTTTACCAGTAAATTCAGTTGAGCCTATGGTTGCTACAAAGTCTGCAGTATCTTTTGCAGAGTAAGCTCTAGGTGCAAAGTTAGGAAATGGGGTTTTAACATTAAAGGAAGGAAGAGAGTGAAGTTTAGCCAAGAACAATTCTTTTTGTCCTTTGCTCATCTTGGAATAATTTGATTCACCAGTATATAGTTTTGCTGCATAGTTTACAGCAGGAGTATTGAAGTCTAGTTCTATGTTTTTACCAGCAGCAAACTCTTTAATATATTTTCTAGATGTATCAATGGTTTGTTTGCCATCACGAATAGATGGTATGCCGTTTTTTTCTGAAGTTTCAAATATTTTGGCTGCAGCATCAGATGCAAACTGATTAAACTGTGATTTGTTTAATAGTTTTTGTGCATCTGCAATGGTGTATTGATTTTGAAATGGAAGTTTGTTGTAAGTACCTGCAGTCTCTAGCTCTTCTCTATACTCTTTAAGAGTTTTGTTTTTAGCTTTAGGGTCATACTTAATAATTGTATTAATGCCAACAGATATAGAGTTTGGATTTAATAAACTTTCACCAATCCTATATGCAGTAGAACTGTTAATAAGTCCTTGAGAATATAGATCGTTGTTTAGTTGTTGTATGATTTGTGTTTGTGCAAAAGCATCTTTAACTTTTTTGTTTTCAGCTAAGGCTTCTGCTTGAGTTGGCACTGTTTTAATAACAGGGTTTTCAAGATTGTTTTGATCCAACAAAGAAAATGTTGAATCGGTATTTTCTATAATTTGTAAGTCAGGTGCAATTGCAGGTTCTACTGGTGCAGGTATGTTTGGAGCAACTTTAAATGGTTGATCTTGTATTACTGGTAATACACCTTGTTGTTCTGCTAGTTCTGCTTTTTTAGCTTCAATTAATTTATTAGAATCTACTTTGGCTCGTTCTGCTCTTTCACCTTCTTCATGAGTAGCAATACCTCTACGCTTTTGCATACTGTTAAAGACAAGATCAGCAGTACCACCGACAATACCACCAAGAGTAAACTCTTCAAATACACTATCTATTAATGGTAGTTCATCGCTGTATAAACCACGAGCAACCATATTTTGTAATAAACTTGCTGCTACTTCTTGAGCACCTTCAAATGTTCCTGACTGTGCAGCAGACTTCATGTACTCAAGTATGAGTTGTTTAGTTGGTAAATCTTCTAATGCTTTCCTTGGAACTTTCTTTAAGATATTAGCAACAGGCATTATTTCTGTAGCACCTATAGCACCACCAAGTAATGTGGCTACAGTTTCTTTAAAACCACCTACTTCTTCTCCTAATCCTCTAGAGGCTTCAATAAGATCAGCTTGTTGACCCATACCTGCTGGAACTGCTAAACCTAATGGAATACCATACTGTCCTGCTCTTGCACCTATTGTACCTGCTTTAGCTAATGCTCCACCTACTACACCAGCTCCTAAAAAAGGAATAAAAGAACCAAATGCACCACCTAGTTTTGTGCTGTATAAATCTTCATAACCAGCTTCAGGTGCTAGTGCTGAATCTTCTTGTAAATATTTTTCAAAGTCAGTAATGCCTTTATATAAATCGCTGTCATCACCGACATCAAACAAAGCAACTGGACCTTTAATGGCAGAAGCTAATGTAGCCAAACCTTGTCTAGGTATAGCTTTACCAAACTCAACAGCTCTACCACTAAGTGTTGGTTCATCTATATTAAATCCATCATACTGTCTACTTACAGCAGCAGCTAATTCAGACCTTTTTACAGGGTCTAAATTATCTGGAATTTTAATTACCTTCCCATCAGGCAAAGTTACTTCTTTCATTTTATCCGTATGAAGCTATTACATTAGCATCTTCACTTGCTGGTTTAGTTTCTTGACCTTCTAATTCAGCATATCTTTTTGCTAAAGCATTATATTGAACCATAGCTGCTTCCATATCAGTAATTAATCCAGCTTCAGATGCTTTTATAAGATTTGTCATTTGTGAAAGAAGTGCTTCTTTAGGCATAGCTTCAATATTAGCAAGTATTTGTTCAGTTTGTGCTTCAGTTAATTTACCTTGTAGTCCAACTAATCCACGCTTATCTTGTGCATCTAGTACACCAGTAACTGCTGTACCAATATCACCTATATTTTTAGCACTCATAATACCTGCACCTAGTCTTACTAAATCACGATAGTCTCCTTTGTTTTCTTTTGCACCAGCTAAACCTTTTAATTCGTTTAATTCTGTTATTTGTTTTTCTAACTCTTGTATTCTTAATTGTTCTGTTGTTAATTCTTTTTTACTTTCATCAGAAACTACATCACTTGTTTCAGAATCACCCATTGCTTGATTAATTGCACCTAAAACAGGCGTTGCTATTACAGCACTTGTTAGAGGATTATCAATTATTGGTTGTATAAATGGTCGACCTGGACCTGCTTCTTCAATAGTTTCTCTTAAAACTCCACCAGGTTGAGTTCCACCACCTTTTATTTTTACATCTGGTAATGGGGTATCTTTTGTTTTGGCTTTTCTAAAATAATTTTTTAAACCTCTATATCCTTTACCAATCATAGGTAAACCTTTTTGTAAAACCTTTCCTGCTACTCCTAGTCCAGGAGTAATAGCAACATAATCCATAAATTCATCACCAAATTTTTCACCAAACATAAACTTAAATGCTTGATCTCCAACTTGATTTCTAATTTCTGCTAATCTTTCTAAATCAATATTATCTCCTAATGCATCCATACCCATACCTGCTCCCATCATAGGTGCACTACCTGCAGGTAAAGCAGTCATATCTCCTGTTGCATAACCTGTTAAACCACCACTAGCTTTTTTATTTATTATTTGATTAGCTAATTCAACAAACATTTTTTCTTCATTTGGATTTAATCTAATATTATTTCCACTACCTCCCATAATACTAAAAGCTCTATCTCCTATATTAGACATTCGACCTGCTATTTGACCTCTTTCTTCTATTCTATTTTGTGCAATTTTATTTAAAATTTCACTATATTGTTTAGAAGTAATTTTAGAATTAGCAGCTAAAAATGGGTCTTGTCCTGCTTTATATTCTGTTTTACCTTTATTAGCATAACCAGTAATACCACCACTAGCTGCCATTTGCATAGGAGCAGTTGGTGCACCAGATAATCCTGCAGAGATATTTGTAGGCAAGGGAGTTGCCTGTGGTGCACCACCCTGCAAACCTGTAGGTTGTGCAAAGTCACTTACTACTTCTTCAGCTACTGTAGTAGTAGGTTTATTAACCATAGCTTGATAATTTTTTTCGTTAGTTGTTCTTCTTTGTATTTCGCTTAATACTAAAAATGCAGGAAATTGTGCATTAGGGTCTTGTGACATACTAACCAATTGATCTTTAGGCACATTTTCTAAAAAGTTTGCTTGTTGTACTAAATTCATAATTAACCCATCCCTCTATAAAGACCAAGACCTGTTAGACCAGCACCTACTGCTGTTTGGAATAATCCAGGTTGTTGACTGTATGTACTTATTCTTTGCTCTGGCTGTACTGGTACACCTCTTAACATACCACTAAAGTCACTAAGCTGTCGTTTAGAAAAGTCTCGTTGACGCATGAAATCTTCATATCCCATATCCATACTAGCTTGTCGCAAGGCTCTGTCTTGAGCACCAATGCCACTTAAAGCACCGATTCTAGAAAGCACATCTTGTTGTTGTGCACTACCTATACTCTGTAAGCCTTGAGCTGCCATCATGTTATAACGATTGGACATATCATATGCACTTTGTCCAAACCTTTCTTGTGCTTGACGAGCAGCTTCATTCTGTTGATCTGCTGTTAAATTAAGTTTAGCTGCTTGTTGTCTTGCAGCTTCACCAGCTTGATAGGCTTGTAAACTTTGTATACCTTCTTGTTGTAAGGCTTGTTGTTGCATTTGAAATCCGCTTTGAGCAAATTTTTCTTGAGCCTGTCTTGCAGCTTCTTCTTGTTGCTGTGCAGATAACCCAAGTTGAGCAGCCTGTTGTCTAGCTTGTTCACCTGCATTAAATGATGCTTGTGATAATTGTTCTTGTGTTTGCAATGCACCTTCTTGTGCACCAAATCTAGATAAACCAAATTGTGCACCACTAAGTTGTGCAGCTCTTTCTCTTTCAAGTTGTGCTTGTGCTGATTCAAAAGCTCTTTGACTGCCCATTGTTTGAATGTCACCTAGCTGTTGTGCAAGATTTCTTTCTCTTTCTGATTGTTGTATAGCTTCACGATATCCACCTAGTCCACCTTGTGCTGTAGCTTGATCACCTATGCCTTTGCTCATAATGTCTGATTGACGAGCAGCTTCTCTTTTTTCTATATCAATAACATTCTGTTGATATGGTGACATAAACCTAGAAAGATTTTGTTCATAAGCTAATGGATCGTATGTTGGCAATGCTTGACCAGCCATATATTGAGATGCTCTTGTTCTAGCATCATATCCTGCATCAAACCCACCAGCTTGATAATTAGGATTGTAAGTACCTGCTTGATAAGTTTGACCTACTTCTCTTGGATCATAAGTAGATTGAGTTTGACCTGCTGTATAGCCTGAAGTTATTGGAGCAACTGATCCAAATCTAGCTTGAGCATCTGTGTATGCTTGTGGTGTACCTGATGTAGCATAGCCACGAGTCATTGCCTGTGATGTTAATTCATCAGGAGAAAAGTATGCTAATCGTTGACCACCATAAGGTTGATAACCTTGTATGCTGTCAGCTTCAGCTCTTTGTAATAATCTTTCAAAATACGGCTGTACATATTCTGGTAGATCAGTTTGAGTTACAGTTGTTTCTGTTGGTCCGCTACTACCGCCACCTTTAAACTTTCTCATTTATTTTCCTCAAATATATATTCATAAAATGTTGCAGGTTTTTTCCAACCTTTTTTATTTTTTACCCAATTCCATTGTCCATGTCTGCCTATACCTTCTAAGCCTTCACAGTCTGTATCTTTAGCAAATTGAGTAATTACATCAATACCTTTTTCAACCCAATCTTGCATATTAGTTCCAGCAGTATGTTCTAGATTTAACATTTTTTTACCAGTAGGATAAATATTAAATAAAGTTATTTGCACTCCACTAATATCAGATGTGTTTGATTCATAAATAATCCAAAGATGTGTTTTATTATTTATAAGCTCGTAATAAATATCTTCTATTGTTGTTCTTCCACCTGAACGACCAGCAGATTTTTTAAGATACTTTTCTATTTTTTTCCAAATTAAAGAAATTTTATCAGCAGGAACTAAAGAAATTTCATAATTTTCTTGTTGCATTTCTATGTTTTCTGCTACTAAATTCATGCTGGTAATAGTCCTCCAGCATTAGCTAGTTTAGGTGCTTGTTTAGTTGTACCAGTTTTCTTTTGTCTTACTCTATCCATCATGTCATAAAGCTCTTTAGAACCAGCATCTGAACTGCCATCACCTAACATAGAAACTACATCTGCAGGTACAATAAATTCATCTTGAGATACAGCAATTTTTTCTTTATTGCCTATAGTTCCCATAATGTCATCATCCATGCCACCATTACCAACGCCTTTTATAAGTCCTGATGTTTGAGCATTAGGCACAAGTGATTGTAAAATTTCTTCTCTAAGTTTTGTAAAAGCCTCTACACCATACTTATCAACAAATTGATTAACGACTTGCTGATCATCAGATTCACCTAAAATAAACATAGTAACTTCTTGTATTAATGGGTCTGTTTGTCCACCTTCTTGATAACCCATTTTATTTACCACATCAGGTGCTACTTTATTTAAAGCTTCTAATCCTTTATTAGGCATTTTTTTATCTGTATCGCCACCAGCTTTTCTACCAACATTTGACATTTCATCTCTATAAAAGTCTTGAATATCATCATAGTCAAAGAAATAATTACTATATTGATCTCTTATATCTTGTACAGCTTGTTGATCATATGCACCATATGGAGAGCTAGTTAAAGGATTACCAGCAGAATCTGTTGCATTGTAAAAAGAAAAATCAAAATTAGGATCACCACCATAAAAATCTTCTCCACCAATTCCGCCATAATCAGAAGTATCTTCAGTTTCATCTGTTGGAGACATACTTATTGGTTGTACTGGATAAGGATTGTAAGCAGATTGAACTAAACCTTGAGGTGCAGAGCCTGTATATGCTGCATATGGGTCTATAGCTGTTTGTGGTGCAAACTGTACGCCTTGTGCTGTACCTGCAACAAAGTTGCCATCTGCATCATAACTACCTTCATAGTCATAACCACCTTTAGTTCCTGTGTAAGTATCTGCTCCTAATGTTGGTCGTGATCCACCTCTTGTACTCATTGATGGAGCATTAAGAGTATCAGGTCTAAAGTACATTGTTTCAGGTGCAAATCCTGCCATAAAGTCAGGGTTTACTGCATATTGTTGTTTAGCTGGTGCATATACTTGTTTGTTTGATTCATAGCCATAATCAGTATCACCGCCACCTTGAAATTGTGTTAATCCACCTGCTGCTGAATATAACTGTACTTCAGGATTATTTGCATACATATTTCTTCTGCGTTCTTCTTCATCCATTTCCATTTGTCGCATTTGTTCTTCAAATAGTTCTTGAGAGTTTATAACTCCTTGTGTACCTAATGATGCACCTGCAACCATACCACTAGGAGACATAAGTCCTGTTGCTAATGATTTAGCACCTTGATCAAAGCCACCTGCAAATATATCTTTTGTTGCTTGTAAAGGACCAGTTGCGACTCTAGGCATAGTAATTGCAGCATCTGTTACTGCTTTAGTTGCTGCTTCTCTTGCTCCTGCTCCTGCTGCTTGTTGAGCTGCTAATGTTGTTGCTTGTCCTGCTGTTCCATCTGCAATACCTTGTGCTATCTGAGCACTAGCTGTATCTGCTGCAGTTTGTGTAGCAATATCACTTGCTATTTGTGATGACTGTGCACCTGTATTTAATGCATTTGTTCCAAACCCTGCTGTTAAACCAGATAGTAATGCTTTAGAACCAGAACCACCTGTTTGTGCATATGTAGCTAGACCTGCTCCAATACCTGCTGCAAGTCCTGCAGATAAACCATATCCACCTGCTCCTAATAAAGCAGTACCAGCCATTGATCCTAAGATTGGTGCAAGAAAAGGTAAAAAGGCTTCAGGCTGTCCTGTTTGTGGGTTTACTGTAATAGGCATTGCTTGTGCCAAGCCTTTAACTTCTGCTGGATTTACATGGAGAAGCATAGAGTCGCCATAACGACCTTGATTAGCTACATTTTGTGTTTGTTGCTTTATATCCATTCTTTATCTTTCCTCTGTGGTTTCACAGCCAAACATATTAA